AAAACTGTTAAACTACTCGAAAGGCTATTATTTGAGACCAAGGGTTGTCTTACTGGCACGTCCACTTAGTAGTCTAAATCAGGGGTCGAGTCCTGAGAGCGATTCGCTAGATCGTAAAATTAGTGTAAAATTTTCAAGTATTGCCCGGTCTATTGTGATTAATCGATCTAAATTATTAAATGCGACACGACATTCGTATAACTACTACAAACAGAGATCTAGATGACCTGTTCCTGTGTCTGTTCAAACCACATTGAAGAATTTATATCCAGTCGACATTTGTTGGCCCATTGCCTTTACTTTTATTAAATCGAATATGATATCGTACCATGAGATAAAAGAAGCTCAGAATAAGATTAATAATGAGAAAGAGGAAGGTTTTCACAAAGCCAAAGTATTATTAGAAACTGATTCGAAGTTTTCTCCAAATCCTTCTTATCTATTTCAATCTATTAGGAAGACGCTTGATTGTATGTTTCATTCATCTTTGCCATTATTTGGTACAACCTTACAGTTTGATGATGTTTGAAATGGAGTGGTTAAGTCTTCTGGGTCGGGTGCTCCTTATTTTACAAAGAAAGCTCAACTCAAAGAAGAGTGTCGTAATATCTTAGATAGCTTCTTACTGGAGAACTTTGATGATACTGTCTTTAGTATGCCTAATGTCATCTATAGGGTTTGTCAGCCCGGAAAATCTGGTCAGTACAAGGGAAGGTTAGTATATTGTCCACCTTTTGCAATTACGGTACTTGAACTTATATTTGGATTAAGTGTTACAAAACATTTTGTTGGTAGTTATGATACAAGTATCATTATTGGTCATCGGCAAATTGATTTATATAATCTAAATATGGCAATTAAGGATAAACACAAAGCTTCGGGTGATTATTCGTCATATGATCAGACTATCCCTAGTTTCATAATCAAAATTTGTTTTGAAATAATAAAGAATTTATACGAGTTTAAATCTAATTATGAAGAGCAAATGTATGATAAATTAGTATCTTATGTTATGCATGGACATATCTATCACCCTATTACAGGGTATATTCATAGAAAACGAGGTATTGCTAGCGGTTCTGTATTCACAAACCTAGTAGATAGCATGGCCAATTTAATTATTGTAAACTACTCTTCTGTCATTATGAATCGAGATTTAGGCCGGTTTCTTGTTTGCGGTGATGATAATCTTATTTCAACT